CAAACGATCCAAGTTGCGCCCCTGCGTTCTGACCTGAAGCCGCCAGCCCACCCAATCGCCCGGTTAGTAATTGCTCAATAGCTAAACCTAAATCCAAAGGAAGCCTTGCCATTTCGCTAACCGCTGTCCCCGATCGCGTTAATCCACCGGCTGAAAGCTGACCTTGCGCTGACCGGGTGCTTTCCTCTAGCAACCGATTAAAGAAATCCCCTGAGAAAATCTGCGATAATCTCTCTCCCAAGCCCTGAACGGTAGAAGCCTGCTCCAATCCTGGGACGGCTCGTTGCCCTGCTTCAAGAAAAGGGGACAGGTTTTGAGTTGTCTGGTCAAACTGCCGCCTCTGCTCATTGATCGCCGCCATATTAGCCGCAACTTGCGCTTCCGCCGCATCGTCTCCGGCGTTCAAGAAACCCAATATTCCTGACATGAGAAACAGGTTGTTTATATCTATTAGATTTTCCAGCATGACCAACCTCTGCTTAAGTGGTTATTATCGATCCGTCTGACACCCTTCGCCAATTCGTTCCATCCCATTGCGCTAACGTCCTTCCTCCCACCTCGTCTGAAACACTTATCACCCCTCCCACTTGAGCGGTCGATGGAGCGGTTGCTACTGTATAAACAGGGACAATTACATAATTACCCAAAAGATTGTCATTTAATTTTTGCTGAAGCTCGTCAAAGTAGTTCTGATACTCCTCGGAGATGAAAATACTTTCACCGTTTAAAGTCCCGATAGGTGACGAGTGATCCGGTCTGCTGATTATCTTTTGGTTGCTCATCGGAAATTAGCCTGCATATGATCTGCTGTAAAGTTAATATCCTCAGTGGTGTAAAGCCTTATCCCAACATACCCCTGAAAATTCCCCAAACCTCCAGGAGGGTTCCACTCTAACCTGTCTGTATACTTTCCTACCTCTCCAAGGTTTCTATAAACAGGCGGACCCCATAAAACACCGTCTCGACTCGTCTGCAAAGCCATACTCCCTATAGAACTATTGTAACCCTGAGACACTCCGACCTCCAGACTCTGCACGGAAAACTTCTTATTGTCTTCCTGCTCAAAGGCCGTCTCCATACACCTTGATATCCTCTCCCCATAGTCTTTATTGACCTTATCCAGCTTACCGATCTTGTCCTCAAACGCCGTAAAGTATTCATTCTCAAACTGAGTGATATACCCACCACCCCAGGCTCTTAAAGTACCGCCGAACAAAGTATCTAACAAAAACCACTCTCCACCAAAAAACCCAAAAGAGTCTTCGCCTATTGAAAAGGTCGCTATATCATAACCATTCCAGATAAACCGGCTTGCTACTGTTTCGGCAAGTTGCCCGACCGTGTACTTTTGGAGGATTAAATCTATCCTCGTATTTGAAATCCTCGTTGCCCCGCCTTGCGCTAAAGCGAAAATTCCAAGGCTCTGGCCTTTCTTCCTGCCGATAAACAAAGCAGTGTCCTCATACTCCAAAAGGCCACCAAGGTAACCCGCCGGGATTCTCGCCCCTTGGACTCCACGATAAGGAACAGGACTTGCCCCTGTATCTCTAAACGGCTGAATAGAATCCGAACCAAATATATAAAGCGTGTCCTTTATGTTGATGCTCGCCTTATTTGAATCAGGTAATTCCCCTGCATCGAAAAAACTATCCACCTGAACCGTGCCAGCGGCCCCAACGTCCGAAAAGAAAGCAGGTGTTCCATCCGCAGGAATATAAACAAACCTATCTTTTATATGAGTCACATCTACAGAGGGGACTATATTCGGGTTGCTTGAGATATCCGTCAACGTATCTGCTTTACTCAGGGTGTACAGTTTTCCACCACTTACTACAATGACAGCATGGTTAAACCCAACGTCCACCTCTACCGCTTCAGCACCTTCTATCGTTCCTATCACACTAAAGGCCCCGGTCGATTTATCCGTGACCTTAATCAGGTCCGTAGAAACTACCTGATACATCGATCCATTCCAGACAAAGTTACCTCTTGCAACCTTCCCGGTTGTGCTTAGAGTAGAAATCCCTGGCCTTGGAATGATATTACCTTGACCATTCCGCCAGCAATTCTTGAGCAACCGCCACGTTCTCGGAAGCTCATCTTCACCCTTAAAGCCTTCTGCAAACGGGATTCTAGGCATCGAAGTTTTCACCCTTTGGCATAAACTGCCTATTCCATATCCCTCTTGAATGCCCTGACCCTCTAGGTAACGTACTGGTAGGGACCAACCGAGGGACTTCTATCAACCTGTAAATACCCTTAATAATACTGAACGTATTACTAGCCAGACCTCTTAATTCAGGGGATACGGTAGCATTGAACATAGGAGCCGAACGAATTGCCAGGTTATAAACTATCGCCTCGGTCGTGTCTAAAGGCTCCCCTAACTCATCACCCGGAACCCTTAAGGCAACAGCACCGATCTTTACGTCTCGCGATTCCCACTCCTGAATCATAGAGTTAAGTTTATCCATCCCCTCCACAATCGCTTCAGCGGGAGCGGGGGTAACCACAGAATGCGCCCCTATTTCAGCAAACGCCTTTTTGATTATGTCGGTTCCGATGCTCATTTCCCACCGTTCATCATATCTTCAATTTTATCAAGGAAGCCCTCTGCCTTTTCCATATCTCCAGACTTCTCCGCTTCTTCAGCGGCTTCCATCAACTCCTCTGAGGTCATTATATCTAAAGGCTTCCACCCCAGACTTTTGCAATACTCAATCGTTTCCTTCATATCGTTGGTTTCAATCTCGATACCGCTCGGCTTTTCCCATTTCATAACCACTCCTTTTTAAGGCTTGCCCCCCGAAGGGGGCTACACCGTTAATCTACTAGCCCCATCCCTGCCCTGCGAAGAACGGGTTGAGACAAGCGTAAGCAGGCCGAAGGTCAAACCGCACCTTCTGCTTATTGGTGACACCATCCGCAAACTTGGAAACGCGAATCTGGAGACCGTCTTCAGTGGTCGCCAGGGTGTCGGTTGAGTACAGCTTCTTAATAGGCACTGAGCCGATTGAGAAGGCTTGACGATGCCAAAACATATTAGGCTGATACAGCGTAGAAACCGCGCCCAAGATCGTAATAACATCCGAGGAAGCAATTGCGGTATCAGTCGTGTTGTAAGCACCGCTAGCCTCAAAGATCCCAGGACCAGCCAATAGAACCGTACCCGCTCCGGTCGTAAACGTAGCATCGGCGGTCTGTACTGCCGTCCAAAGGACATTAGCACCAGAACCGTCAATGATCGGCTGACGAGTGGACAGATTCAGGCGATTCCGCCCGGTAACCTGCCATACCGTACCCGCAGGGACCGTCCCTGAGAAAGTACCGATACCGGTTACAGGCACACTCTGAATCATGCTGTCCTTATGGGTAGCATAGGTAACGTCAATAGTTCCGACTACACCCGCCAAGTCACCACCGTAAGCACCGGAGGTATAATTAGGCAGAGTCGTTGCCATCATGACTTTCAGACCGGCAAAGTCCTCAGTAATGGTCGCCTTTTGCAAAGCAGTCATTACCGCGTCACCCGCACGGCCACCGGCACCCAAAGACCGCTGAACATCAGCCATCGTCTTAGCGGTATATGGATTGATAGCCGCGCACCACTGGTCATCCATTGGAACGCCGTTGGCTTGCATTACGGCACTCCAATTAGCGATATCCGACCAGGTAGTCGGAGCGGTGCCGTAAGTACCCGCCAAAAGACCCGCGTTTTTCATCATGAAAGACGCAAAATCAAGCTCCAGATCAGTAGCAATCCGAGTTGCCATAGGAGCCAACATCTGGTCGATCTGGTCCATTTTCAAGGCCTCGTCGGCCTCGTCATAGTTAACCCACACGGTTATATAATCCTGAACCGTACCGGTCGCCTTACCTGCAATAATATCATCCGCCGTGGCAGACGTTAAATCACCGGTTGCGTTCCGATAGGTCGTGTAATCGTGGGGGCGTTTAAAGTCCACCGAGCCACCGGTAGACGGGTTGTAAGCGTTAGACAATAGCTGGGTGTCAACGTTTTTGGACAAAACACGAGCGGCCTCGAATTTCTCCAAAAACACCCTAGCTAAAGGTCTGGTAATATTACTATCAAAGTTATTAGCCATAACTTAATTCCTATTCGTACTTAGCTCCCTTTGGCCCTCTGGACTTTTTGGCACCAACGCCGGAGCCTTCAAGTTCTTCATCGGGCGGGGGAGGGGGATTTGTGGTTTTACCGGTGTTCTTCACTCTCTCAAGAATCCGGCCCATTTCCACAGTGGCACTTACCGGGTTAGAATGAATCCGGCTGGCAAGTCCTTTGGCAACACCCGGATTTTTACCAAGGTGATACCACAATAAGGTCGTGTCTTCCGGGTCTAGAAAACGTACAGATTCAGCGAAAACATCTTCGCCAAGAATCTCAATAGCGGCATCCTCTGCCTTCTCGTAATCCTTGACTTTCAATTTTCCCGCTTGCCTCCAGTGTTCAATTTGACGACTTTTGGCTTCTTCCGTTTTCTGTCGCTGGGTTTCTTCCGCTCTGGCCTGCTTAAGGGCTTCCGCTGTGTGACGCTGGGTTTCGCTCTGAATAAATCTCTGGTTATAATTCAGCAAAGATTTTTGGTATTCAGGATCGTAAAGACCTCCGTCAAACTCATCCGGGTTAGGTGGCCCGGTGTCTTTGGGAACGTCTTTTTTCTCCAGTGCCAGCCTCAATAACTTGATTTCCTCGTCTTTTTGACGAGCGACCTCTTGTTCCTGAGTCAGCTTCTGCTTAACCTCTTGCAACTTACGGCTGTAACGTTGAAACCTGTCTTCTACCCAACCACTGCGTTCCTCAGGTAGCGTATCCTGAGCCTCTGGAGTCTCCTGCCCTTCCGGGGTTTCACCGTCCGGCGTAACCTCTACCGTCTCTTGTTCAAGGGTTTCCGGTTCTTCCTGAGTGATTTCCGCTTCTTGATCCATGATTAACCTCTCATGTAGGAGTGAATGATCCGGGATTACCGCTCCCGTATGCGTAAAATAAAAAAGCCCCGCTCAGAGTCGTTAGACTCCAAACAGGGCTTACTTTGTATTGGCCTCTGCGAAATACTTCGCTATCTATCTATTAAAACTTAACCTCTTTTTCCTCCGTTGCCTTCTTAATCACACCGTTATGAAAATTCAAGACTATCTTACCCGTCCATTTTTTTCTAACTAATTGTAACAGAAAATCAATCAAGGGTTGCATTTATCCCCCATCGCCTCCCGGTATTCATTATCGCTAATTCCCATCTTTTTTGCAAGATACTCCAGCTCATATCCTGCCGCTTGCGCTCTGTCTAAAGCCCTCACAACCTCGTCTTCCTTCCCGGTCGATAACGCCTTAACAAGGTAATAAGGAACTTCCGGCGCAGTCTTATATGCCCTCTGACCTCTCTTGATTCTAGCCAGATTCATACGCCTTTGCTTACGGTTAGGAATTGTCAGCTCAGTCATTCGATCTCCTTAAAAGGGCAAAGCCTTTGTGCCTTCAAGTATCTGCTTCCTGATCTCGAAGATAGTCTTTGCTTTCTCGTTTTCGGTCTTGGCTAGGATTTCTCTTGTTTCAGCCGCTTTCTTCTCCGCTGACGCTATATTATCCATTGACTTAGCATCAAGGTTCCTGGCCTCAGCCTTGGCTCTTTCCGCTTCACCCAAAGCTTGCTGGGTTGCCGCTTTGACTAAATCATCCTGCGGGTTTTGTTGCGGTTGCTGTAGCTGGGCAACTAACTGCTTCTCCTCATCGGTCTCTGGCTTCACAAGACCTTGAGCCAACAAAAACCTTCGGTTCATCTCTTTCAACGGCCCTATTCCTACACCGTTAAGGTTCTGGATCATCATTGAGAAGATAGGCTGTAAATACTGACCTTCAAGGCTTGAGCCTTTAACCATCTCCCCAAGCCCTTTAAGGGTCTCAATAGATTCCTCTCTCTGCGTCTCGTACTGAGGACCGATGTCAGAGTAAACCCGAAACTTTTTCCCGCTGATCTTATTTGCTTCTACTAATCTTCCGGTTTCTTCATCCATCACGACGCTATGAAGCCTTTTTACCCCATGCGTACCGTCAAACCCGATAGTCCTTATCATTCTAGGGGTATTGTAGACCTCCTCTGCCATCGCCTGATAAACTTTACCACACCATTCAACGGCATTGGCAATGTTATCCTGAATCTCCTGGGTATTCATTGAGATTCGTTTAAACACTTGCTGTAAAGCCTTCCCGGACATATTCGGGTCTTTGATTTCCATCGGTTGTGCGCCGGTGACCTCTTTCAGGACATCAAGGATAATCCGCATCAAGGCTTCGGTATTCTGATCCAAAGAGGAAGGCTCCAAGTATCCAACAGGTCCGCTTTGGATTACATTCCCGCTCTCGTCTCTTACCAGATTCAATGGAAGGTAGGCCGCATTTGTTCTATCCGCCCACACACCCTCAAAACCTTCTATCTGCTCCGCTGTAACAATAGGGGTCTTTTGCCCACTGGAAGCAGACACCTCTGCAAGTTTTGAAATAACAAAGTTAAATATCCTCTGAGCGTCTATCAACTTCCTCACAAGCCCTCGATACCACTCAGAACCCCTGACATACGACCGATGGGCGTAAACAGGGATGATGGGGATATATTTACCAGCTATCCTATGGGGTCTTTCAATGAAAGCGTCTGCCGTAAATACCGACTTAAACACTCTCCGTCTTTTAATCGTTCTAACCTGATAGAACCTCTTGGTATCATCCGCCGCCAACTCATCCTTAACCGCTTCGTGTTGTTCTCTATCGTAAACCTCTAACTCCTCCGTTATA